TCTGGCCTCGAAGAGGACATTGCTGACGAGCTTACGAAGCATGATGTCAAGTTCTCCTATGAGGAAAAGAAGATCGAGTACACAAGGCCTCAAAGGGTATCTAAGTACACACCGGATTATGTGGTTGAAACTCGACCAGATGGTTCGCTCCGAGAAGAGCCTCTTATCATTGAGGCCAAGGGTCGCTTCCTTGTGGATGATCGCCAAAAGCACATCCTCATCAAGCGCCAACACCCGCACTTGGACATTCGGTTTCTGTTCTCAAATCCGAACGCAAAGATTTCCAAGCAATCCAAAACAACATACGCCCGTTGGTGTGAGAAACACGGCTTCCTGTACGCTAAGGGTCCCAAGGTTCCCCTAGATTGGCTTGAGGAAAACTGATGCTCCGCACAGATTTGTTCAAAACGGTGGATCGAGTTGATACTCGGTTCATCGCCGTACGAGACACGCTTACCAAGCCTGGACTCGAACCAACCATAAGAGAACTAGATGTCCTCCACTGCAAGCAAGGTAGGCTTGGGGTTGGGTGGCACTTTGTCGTTCTGGGCACTGGTACAATCCAGCTTGGCCGAAACATCGAAACCTGTGGCTCCCATACCAAAGGACAAGACGCTATATCAGTCGCCATCGGCGTAGTCGGAGGTCTTGACGAAGAAGGGACACGGGCACTCACCCGAACTACTGAGCAATGGCAAGCGATAGACGATCTGGTCAGGTTTTTACAGGACAGATATCCCGCTGCAACCGTCTCAGACAACCCAACCCCCGATTACCCGACACCCTAGATTTAACCCCAAAACGCTCAGGAGGCAAAACACATGGATGATCACGCCGAAGATAGTGCTCTGATGTTTAAAGGCCCCTGTGACGAATGTGGGTCCTCAGATGCCAACGCCGTATATACCGATGGGCATACTTATTGCTTTTCGTGTGACACATACGGCAAGGCTGAGGGTGCCGAGGGAGCGTACACCGAGAGCCGCCCAGCGCCGCGTCCTAAGTTGGACCTTTTGCGTACTGGAGAGTTCCGCTCCCTCGGCAAGCGTCGTCTCACAGACGAGACCTGTCGCAAGTTCAACTATAGCGTTGGCGAAGATTGGAAGGGTAACACCGTCCAGATCGCAGGTTTCAAACGAGAAGGGCAACTGATCTCCCAGAAGGTGAGATATCCTAACAAGGAGTTCGTACACCTAGGCGAACAGAAGCCGGGCCTCTGGGGGCAACACCTCTGGAAACCCGGTGGTAAGATGCTCGTGATCACCGAGGGTGAGATTGACTGCATGACCATGTCACAGCTTCAAGGTAACAAGTGGCCGGTCGTGAGCTTACCAAATGGTGTGGACAAGAAGGGCAAGAGTGCTGTCAGAGCAATCCAACAGTCACTCGAGTTCGTCACATCATTCGAGAAGGTCATCTTCATGTTCGACATGGATGAACCCGGTCGCATCGCTTCAACGGAATGTTCCAAGTTGTGCAAGCCCGGTCAGGCGTTCATCGCTGATCTACCACTGAAAGACCCTAACGAGTGCCACGTCGCTGGTCGGGGTAAGGAAGTGGTTGAGGCCATGTGGAACGCCAAGCCATATAGGCCTGACGGGATTGTATCAGCGAGTGATCTCTGGGAACGCGTCAAGGCTCCCAAAGAGAACCATGCTCAGGAATACCCTTGGGCTGAACTCAACAAGAAGACTTGGGGCAATCGCAAGGGTGAACTCGTTGTTTGGACTGCTGGTTCAGGCGTAGGGAAATCCGCTGTGGTTCGTGAGGTGTTCTTCGACCTGCTCCGTAACAAGGGACAGAAGGTTGGCATGATCATGCTCGAAGAGAACATCGAGCGTACCACTCTGGGCATGATGGGCCTCGAGATAAACCACCCGCTCCATTTGGATCGCGGTTACTTCACAGAGGAACAACTTCATGACGCGTTTAAGGCAACCTCAGGTGGCGACCACCTTTGGCTCTATGACCACTTCGGCAGCACTACTGCTGGCAATCTTCTTGATCGTATCCGCTATCTGGCAACCTCTTGTGAGTGCGACTACATCGTCCTCGACCACATTAGCATTGCAGTTTCAGATGCCTCCACCAACGATACCGATTTGGACGAACGACGACTAATAGACATGCTCATGACCAAGATGCGCTCCCTCGTTGAGGAGACGGGCGCTGGTCTGCACGTTATCTCCCACCTCAAGAGACCGCCGGGGGTAGGACACGAGGAAGGCGCTATGACCTCCTTGTCACAGCTCCGAGGTTCACATGCTATCGCTCAACTATCCGACATCGTGATCGGCCTTGAGCGTAATCAGCAGGACGAGGACCACCGAAACGAGACGATACTAAGAGTCCTCAAGAACCGCTTCTCCGGTGAAACTGGTGAGGCTGGAATACTATACTACGATCAATCCACAGGGCGTTTGAATGACACGTTCACGCCCACGCCCATACCCGCCACGGGTCCGGTTGGTGAGAGTGATTACTGACGATCACGACGGGGTCTTCGATTCTGCGGAGCGCCTTTGCGTTCACGCTGTTGAAGACCCTGTGCTGCTGCCCGAGTATCTCGAGGCCCAGCGCAAAGCACAATTTCTAGAACACTCAGGTTGGAAAAGGAAAACCGGCATGACTCAGAGCCAGATCATCATGAAGCACCTCAATAAGGCAGGCTCGATCACCGTACGTGAGGCCATCGTCGAATACTCCATCCAGAGCCTGACCAAGCGTGTTCAGGAACTGCGTGAGAGTGGATACCACATCATGTCTCACGTCAAGTATCACCCTGTTACCGGCCAGAAGTACGTTCGGTACACCCTAGAATCGGAGATGATATCCTCATGACATACCTCACCGCAAGCTTAGGTCTGCTCCTGTACTTCACAATCGTATGGGCGCTTTGGTCAACCATGCGAAAGGTGTCCGCTATTGAGATGGAACTCAAGGAAATCAGACCACGGGGCGACGAGAAAAAGGAACCCGGTCCTGCTTAACCACTTCTCAGATTACTAATCCATCCCATATCGTAGGAGTTACCAATGGCTAGATACGCATTTGACATCGAGACCAACGGCCTCCTCGATACCATGGACACCATTCATTCCCTCGTGATCCAAGACGCGGACACGGGGGAGGTTCACTCCCTCAGCGGTAAGTACATCGAAGACGGTATCTGGATGCTTCACGACGCAGACCAGATCATTGGCCACAACATCATCGGCTTCGATATCCCCGCGATCCAACTCATCTATCCCGAGTTCCAACCCAAGGTCGAACAGGTCTATGACACCCTCGTCATGTCCCGAGTTATTTGGGCTGACCTAATGGACCGTGACGCCAAGGCAATCGCCACAGGTCGCCTAGAGAAGCGCCTGAGAGGCTCACACGGCCTCGAAGCATGGGGCCAGCGCCTCGGTGCGTGGAAGGGTGACTACTCTAAAGAGATGAAGGCTAAGGGTCTCGACCCGTGGGCCGAGTGGAACCCTGAGATGCAGAGCTACTGCGAACAGGACGTTTTCGTTACATTGAAGCTACTAGAGCTGATCAATGGGAAGAAAATAGACCCCAGATGTGTCGAGCTTGAGCATCGGGTAGCCTACATTCTCAAGGAACAGGAAGCTCATGGCTTTGTGTTTGATTATGAGGCCGCTCTCGATCTGCTCAAGACGCTGCAGACAGAACGGGCTGACGTTGAGAGCAAGCTACAATCATTGTTCGACCCGTGGTTCTCTTACGTTGAAACCAAGGTCCCCGATAGGTCGATCAACTACAAGTCTCTCGAGCGTCACTCGTTGGTAAAGGGTGCGCCTTTCTGCAAGGTGAAGCTCAACGTCTTCAACCCCGGCTCACGAGCGCACATCTCAGATCGTCTCATGAAAATCCGGGGGTGGAAACCCACGGAGTTCACCGCCAACGGGCAACCGAAGGTGGACGATGAAATCTTGGGGTCTCTCCCGTATCCTGAGGCCAAGCAGATCGCCTACTACCTGATGCTGCAGAAGCGTATCGGTCAACTCTACGAGGGCCAAGGTTCGTGGCTCAAGAAGTACAACGAAGAGACTGGTCGTATTCACGGACGTGTCGTAACCAACGGCGCTGTCACCGGACGCATGACACACTCCAACCCGAACGTAGCTCAGACCCCCTCGGTCAAGGCCCCGTTTGGTAAGGAATGTCGATCACTGTGGACCGTACCTGCTGGTAAGAAGCTGGTGGGAGTGGACGTGAGCGGCCTAGAGCTACGCATGCTGGCTCACTTCATGAACGACCCTGAGTATGCCCGCGAGGTTGTCGAGGGGGACGTTCATACGGCCAACCAAGAGGCCGCTGGTCTGTCTAATCGCGACCAAGCCAAGACCTTCATCTATGCGTTCCTCTATGGCGCTGGGAACGAGAAGATCGGTTCCATTGTCGGCAAGGGCGCAAAGCAAGGTGGAGTACTCAAGAAGAGATTCCTAGAGGGTCTCCCATCCCTCAAGAAGCTAATCAACGGCGTCACAAAGAAGGCCAAGTCACACGGGTACCTCAAGGGACTCGATGGACGTCTCCTGCATATTCGTCACCAACACGCTGCTCTCAACACCCTGCTGCAATCTGCGGGTGCCCTAGTGTGCAAACGCTGGGCTGTCGAGTGTGATATCGAACGGCAACGCCGGGGCCTTCAAGACAAGGTCGCCTACGTCGCTAACGTCCACGACGAAATCCAATTCGAGTGCGACGAAGACATCGCAGAAGAATGGGCTGAGATCGCAGTCGAGTGTATCGCACGGGCCGGAGTTTACTTCGGAATCCGCGTCCCCCTCACGGGTGAAGCAAAAATAGGAGATAATTGGAAGGGAACGCACTGATGAAGATATG